ATCAAAAGCGCAGGTCCTAGCGCCGCGATCTTGAGGACCATCGAAACGATATTTTTCTTCGTTTCGTCAGGAAGCTCCCTGAAAGCATTCATCATCTCAGTGACTTTGTCGATCACCGGTTTAACAATGTCACCCAGAATCCCGCCCAGGTCATTCTTCAGAACATCGAAACTGGATTTCAGTTTTTCAATGGATCCTCCGACTCCACTCATCAGAGCGTCTGCCTGCTTCTTTGATGTTCCGGCTATACCATTAAGCGAATCCGACATCCTCTGGATATCGGCAGGGCTTCGCTGGATCAATGTAAGCCACTTAGCCATCTGATTTTTGCCGAATAATGAGGTAGCCGCTGCAATTCGTTCTTTATCGGTCAACTTGCCAAAAGCAGTATTTAACTGGCTTTGAGTCTCGATAAAGCTCTTCATGGTTCCATCTGCATTCCAGATATCAACCCCGAGATTCTGTAGTATTTTGGTCTTTTCAGGATTTGCGAGGTTTGCTAAACCACTCTTAAAAGCGTTACCCGCCTCTGAGCCGCTTATCATTGCATCGCCCAATACGCCAGTGGCTACAGACAGGTCTTTCATGTCCCATCCAACATTCTTAAACGACGCACCACCTGTCTTCATTGCTCCAAACAGATCTTCCACAGTTGTATTTGCCTGCGCCTGAGCTTTTGCAAATACATCAGCGTATCCGGAAGCCTCTTTTGCATCGGCCCCAAATGCTTTTAAAGTGGATCCCAGCCCTTCCGTCACTACAGACAGGTCCGTAGCCGTACCCGCTGCCAGATCAAGGGAAGGAGCCAGCATCTTTTCTACTTCAGCCGCCTGATATCCTGCTCTCGCAAAATTAAGAGTCGCATCAGCTGCATCCTGCATTCCGAATACGGAATCTGCAGCCGCAGCCTGCATGGTCTTCCTAAGGCTGTTTGCTTCCTCGTCGGTAGACCCCATAGTCTGCTGGACTAATCTGAGCTCTTTATCTACATTTCCAAACTCGTTCACCGCTACAGCGCCAAAAGCAGCCACCGGGGCAGTGATCCCCGTGGTGATGGCAGAACCCACGCTTGAGATCGTTTTACCTGCCTTTTGGGTGGCTCTTCCGAGTGCCGAGAGAGTTTTCTGGGAATTAGAGAGTTTACCCAGTGCGGCATTCATTGGTGCTGTGAACTTATCAGTAAGCCTCAGGACGGCGTCAATGTACTGTGTAGACATACTCACCTCTTAGAGGACTCTATCTCCTCAGAGATATCTTCCTGCTCTTTATCTATAAATGCCTGGTAGACTATTTTCTGGCTTGTTGTAGCTTCAAAATAATCATCAGGCTTCCAATGATGCAGACGGAACAGAGCATACGCATAATGCGTATCTATGTCCGTCGCTATCAGTTTTTTACTTCTTCAACCTGCTTATCCTCCGTAGCAAAGTCCGAAAGCTCTGCGATGGAATTGGCTATCGCAACAACTTCCATGGAGAAAAGCTTTTCCACAAGAGAAATAGGAGTTGAACACTGGAAGTGCTTCATCAGCTCGTTGTCTTTCAAGTTCGGTTCAACGATACCTTCCAGACATATCCTGTTATAAACGGCGAATTCATCGGAATTGTTTTTGTTCGCGTCTCTTATGGAATTATATTTTGCCGGAGATATCTCTTTTATGGTTATCTCCACCAGCTCGTCCGCCCCAAGGACTCGCTGCAGTCTTTTTGAATGAAATGTGCCCGTCCGAAGGGTATTCATCGCTTCCACGTCGGAGTGCATCAGCTGTTCAGTTAATGTCATACCATAACCTCCTTTAAATAAAACCACGCCCCCGAGTCAGGGGCGTGGCCTCTTTTTACTCGGGCTTCACATCCTCCAGGATCTCCCATGAGGAGAATGTAAAGGCAATGGTCTCTTCCCCAAGCTTGCCGGCTTCCCAGTCTGCCAGGGGGAGCTCATCGAAAACGACTCCGTTGAGCTGGATCCTCTCACATCCGAAAGCGTCGGGATCATCCAACGCCAGGATAAGGATGTGCTCAGTTGTCCTTCCTGCCTTCATGTCATCAGAAAGAAGCTCGATCATTGTTGAATCGGTCTTGTTGAGGGTGATAGATCCCTTACCGTCGGTGCCGACGATCTTGTATCCCTTCTCCCTCTTGCCCGTCTGTTTAACCTCTTCCTTATCGAGAGAAACCTTGGCTTCTCCCTTTGTGATCTGAGGAAGCGGAGTACCGTCCAGCCATGCATAGCCGAAGGTACCGGACATTATCCTCGCAGGTGTGTATGCTCTGCTCATTGTTTACCTCCTTAGATGTTGATCTCGATGGCAATATCCTCGATCGCATCAAGGATTGAGATATATGCCACGATATATACATGACTTCCGGTGTTGGCCCTCTTGATCTCATCGTCAGTCATTGTTGTATAGTCAATGCCTACGGATGCCAGATAGCCCTTGATTGCCTCTACATTGAGGTCAACATCACTATCCTCGATCTCTTCGATAGCCTTAAGTCTTGCCAGCTCGCCCAGATAAGCCTTGATAGCTGCTACAAGGAGCATCTTATTGTCGTAGGAAGCAACATACTTGCCTACGAACTTATCCTGAGCTGTCCTGTAAATATCAGTCTTAATGATATCCATGATCTCAACGATGCGGATCTTCTTCCACTGGTCGGACTTCTCTGTGGTCTTCAGAGAGTTCACTGCTCTGCCGAGCTTGACCTTCTCACCGTCGTGGAACATGATGAGCTCACCGTTGTCTGCTGCCTGATCCATCTCTACAACGGAGAGCTTAGAGCAGTTTGTCAGCTCAGGCATGGGAGCGTATGTTGCACTTCTTGCGTTTCCGCCGGTAAGAGGCGTGGTCGCGATGATTCCGCCAACTCTTGCACACAGCTGCTCAGTCGTGTATGTGTTCACTCCGTCAGTTGCCTCCTCTGTGGTGACATTAACGATGGACTCATGATTAGCTGCTGTGTTGGGAAGCACTGCCTTGATGCAGATATTGTTCTCACGACACTCCTTTACCCAGGTAACGATATCATTGATCTTTCCATCTGTCTCAGCAGAAGGAGCAATGAGCCAGTTGATACCTGCAGTCTCGAAGTATGTAAGAGCAGGACCGTAATCCAGACCTGAGGTAGTGGACTTCTCATAGTATGTCTTGGACGCTACTACATAAGTATCAGCAGAAAGCACCTTTCCGCTTGCAGAATCCTCGTACCATCCCTCTGTGGAAGGATTATCTCCGGGATCCGCGTTAGTTACAGCTGCAGCTGCTACGCTGTAGTATGTCTTTGCGCCTACGGAAGTATCCTCGGAAGGTGAATATACATTGCCTGTATCCTTCTCATACCATCCCTCTGTGGAAGGATTCTCGGAACCTTCAGGAGTAACCTCTGTACCAACTACAGTGTAGTAGGTTGCTCCGGATACTACATGAGTATCGGCCGCAGGTGCGTAAACTCCGCTGGCCTCGGTATACCATCCCTCCGTTGCGGGATTGTCGCCTGCGTTAGGTGTCACCTCTGTATATACATCGGTACCTGCAGGTGAGCAAACGAAAAGTAGGATCTTGTTTGCAGGGTTAAGATAACCTTCCCTTGCGTTGGAGATCAGCAGCTTATTTGTTGCTGAAAGTGTAGACGGAATGTCGCTAACCCCGATGATAGTCGTCGGGTTCTTTGCGGGTACCGCAGTATCATTGACGATCATACCAATGATGCCTCTGTCAGCACGGCTGATCACCGCACGAGCCGCTTCGACAAAGTCTACAGTGACTTTAGGCTGTCCCATTATGAACTCCTTTCTTTAACTTCAACTTCAACATCAACATCCTCGATGATAGGCTCAGGATTAACTGCCGCCTTGAAGTCGTAGAACGAATAAGTGAAGTTGATTTCGAAGATGTCGAGCGACTCTCCGACATATCCGTTCGACATGGAGTCGATCTTGATATATCGGTCGCTTTCGTCATCATCATCAGTTACCTTAAAGCACATCTTCCGCGATCTGTTCCGGTCATCGACGCAGCACATCGCATCTCGAAATACTTTATAAAATCTAAGATCATCAGCTTCCGATCTGTGCTCTTCCGGGATATATTGGATCACTGACATATAGGTCTTTTGGACCGTATTCAGCGTGGCATCCTTCATCTCAGACAGTCGGAGCTCATGCCATATTGCAGGATATTTGTATCCCTCCACATCACCCTGTCCATAAAGGTGGCACTTTGGGAAGGTCTCCCTTATGATGGCATTTATCGCCGTTTTTAAAGTGATGTCTGATATCATAATCCTGCCCTGCTTAATATCTTTTCCATTGCTTCCATGGCAAACTTTGGATGTTTGGGAGCGTATTCAGATATGGCTTTTTCAGCCATGTGGTAACCGGCAACCCCGCGGCCGCCGGTTCCCTCTTTGGCCTTATTGGATTTATCCTTCTGTGCGCCTGGTCTTTTTGCAGGCCCTCTGGGCACCATCCGGTGTCCATGTTCAATCAGATGGAAGTGTGGATTTTTCTTCGTTTCCGCCATGAGATACGAAGCCACATCCATTCCTGTCCGATTACTCGGGACTCTCGTGGAATATCCGGCCTTAAGGTTCCCCGTGATCACACCAACGCCTGCAGCATCGGTCTCTTCTTTCAGGTCCTTCTTAAGTTTTTCGCCGCACTTCTTCACGACTTCATAGGTGATATCAGGATATACTTTTACAGCAGCTCTCATCTTCTGCTCCAGCTCTTCCATGCCCGTAATCGTCACGGTAGCGTTTGTTGATATCCTGTATACCCTGCTCATATCTACTCCCTGTGTGTATTTGCGTACTCTGTGGCGTAGATCTCAAGGAACTCACCCCTCACATCCGCGTCAGCCACTGAAGTGATATTATAAAATCTGTTCTTGTAACGGATCCTCATATCCTCAGTAACCCACGGGACATATCTGATAGTGATCTTAAAGATCTCGTCCGCCCTTACGCGCCGGGCATCCCAGTATTCCTTTCCCCGGAGGGGGTGGATGGTAGCCCACACTGTCTTGTAATCAGTGAATGAGTCGAGATGTTCCTGCCCCAGCTCATCCAGCTCAGGTGTCCTTTTTTGGAATGTAATTTTGTGGCTTAATTTCCCGATACTTAACATATCAATCTCCGTAAAGTATGCTCTCGGCTTCTCCCGGAATAAGGTTGACAGCATGAGCATCGACTGCGCCAAGTGCGAAATCATTCACATAAGCGCCCTTTTCACCTCGGATCTGTCTGTTTTCCCACATTTCTCCGACCATTGCCAGATATGGATACGTCAGATCCTCGTTTTCTTCCACATATTCCTTGGGACGACCTGTCCTCTTTTGAATGTTGGCGCTCGCCGCATCCATGAGCATTTTGACTTCTTCCATGAGATTTAAGTAGTCGGCATTTTCGGCCTTCCACTGAGCAAGAGCCGCTTCATACTCCTCCTCGGTCTCATAGTCCTCCCTCACAGGCATTTCCGTCTCGGGGGCATCGTAGTCAACCCTGATATAATCAGCTACTCTTTTTGGATTTAGCTCGCTTACCTTCATTCTTTGCCTCCTTAGCTTTACCCTCAGGCTTTTCCTCGGCCTCGGCCTTTGCCTCGGTTTTTCCCTTCACGGGCTTGATATAGCCCGCCTGCAGGAGATCCTTGAACACAACCTCATCCACTATGTCGATCTCCTGCCCACGGGTGCCTACCAGGGTACCACTAAAAGAAGTCAGTACCTTGGCTTTCATCAAGAGTTCTTCATCTTAAGCACTGCGATAGCCTGCTGGTTCTGGATCTTAGCATCAAACTCAGTCCATCCAACATAACCAACTGCGTGCTGAAGCGCAAACTTCTCCTTGAGTGCCTGGAGCTGGAACTCCTCAACCATCTTAACGGCAAGAGCTTCGCCAAAGTCAGCGTAAACGATGCACTTGTTGCCTGCGGTAGCGGCATCCATCTGGTCAGATACAAATACGGGCTTGCCAAGGATAGTTGTTCCGAATCCTGTCCTGAAGTCAGGATTTACCAGATACTCTCCGGTGGTGTACTTCATCTTGCGGATCGCTGTAAGAGTAGCGGGAGCCATGATGAAGCATGCATTCTTCTGGAAGGGAGTCTTAAGGGTATCTACAAGTGTGATGAGCTCGTCAGCGGTAAATGCGCTGGCTGCAGCTGTCTCGATAACCTGTGTAGCCTGAGTGATTCCCTCAACTGTCATAGCGGAAGCACCTGCAGGTGTGTGGCCATGGAAAATGTTGTCCTCATAGAAGAGAGCAACGGCACGAGCCATCTCATCAACAACGATGTTCGCAAGAGCGATATCGGTGTTGTTCAGCAAAGACTTGGAGATCTTTGTGAACACGCCTGCCAGATATCCGGTAAGCTGAATGCTTGAGATCTTAAGAGCTGTGGACTCAAGGTCAACGAACTCATCATGGAATGCCATCGCAATGTCATTATCGCCATCAGCGATGTAGGGAAGATCAAGAGTTCCCTTAACATTGTATCTGTGAGCTCTCGCAAATACGGGAGAGATATCGATAACCTTATCGATAACTCTTCTTGCGATAGTCTCAGGAATGATCGCACCGTTGTCACCTTTGGTGATGTTGGAACCTTCCTGAGTAACGCCGTGACGGATGAAGTCCGCAAAATCCTTTACATCCTTCTCCTCCTGGCTCATGGGAGTAGCGATGTGAACACGCTGCATGTTCTCGATCTTCTCCATGTTGGCCAGTGTTGCCTCCGCGTTCTTAGCCTGAGCCTCAAGGCTTGCGAACTGCTTATTCTCATCATCTGTGAGCAGGCGGTTCTCGGCAGTCGCGGTATCAACGATCTGAGTCATCTGATCTCTGAGGTCGTTGATCATTTCTGTGATCTCCTTCTTGTTCATTTTGTACCTCCTATTGCACAAATTCTTTCCCTGTATTCCGAAAGGTCAACAGGTACACTCTGGGTTACCTTCGGCTCCCTCGTCGCCTCGGGAGTCTTCAGTAGACTCTCAGGCGTGTGCCTGAAGCCATATTTAGCAACGATGGAAGATGTAAGAACATTCTTCACATCCTTATGCTCGTCAATAATCGTCAGATCAAAGATCCTCTGAGCCTCCCTTGCGGAAAGCCAGGTCTCATTTGCGATCAGGGCCTTAAGCTCCTCCTCGTCAGCCTTCAGCTTAGAACGGTATATCGGCATGCATGTTCCGTTCTCGATGGCTTCCAGATCCTCGGCAGCCTTCAGGAAGTCGTTTGCATTTCCAATAGCGATTGACATGGGCTTATGCACCATCAGCATGGTCCCGTCATACATACACACATCCGTGCAGGCCATGATCAGGAATGAAGCAGCGCTTGCCGCCATACCGTCAACGATAGCGTTGACTACCACCCCTCTGTCCTTTGCCCGCTTTATCTCGGATGTCATGGCAACCGCAGCGAACACTGAACCACCGGGTGAGTTCACGAGGATATTGACCGTATCGCCCTCCTCAGCACCGGCCAGAACACCGGACATGTCGTTGGGAGTAAACCCATGCTCGACCCCGTCCCAGTCGGTATACTTCTCTGTGACGATCTCGTCATAGAGATATACATTATGGTTCTTCATTGTTTTCCTCCTTATCCTCACGGTTCTTTGCCGTGTCCGTGTTAGGAACATAGAAAGTACCGTCATCCGTATTGTAAAGCGCAGCTCCCAGACCTACATTCAGGACATCCATGCCCTCGACCTTTTCGAGATTTTCCATCTCGCGGATCTCATTTATCATGAGCCAGCCCGCTTCTTTGGCTGACCGGTACGCCTCATATCGTTCCTTCATGGAAGCCTTGATAAGTTCTGAATAATCCAACTGCCAGAAATATGTCTTTTTCTCTTTTTCAAGGAGCAGATCTCTGTTCAGAGCCGTCTCAAATGCGTTTCCAATGGGCAGGATTGCTTTTCTCACAAAATCTTCCCTGTCATCCGAGATGTGGAAGATGGAATCTATCTCTTTATTGAGCGCCGTCTTGCACTGATTCAGCTGCAACTCCATCGGGCTGGAGGATGTCTCCTTAAAATCCAGCCCCTCGTTCAAGATTGGGATGTTATCCGAGCTATTACTGTAAAGTGAACTCCAGGTATTCTTTAAAGCCAGGATTTCTTCCTTACCAAGCCTCTTTTTACTGAGAAGGAAGCCTTTTTTATTTCCGCCCTTGGTCGCCAGAGCAATCTGCAGTTTTAAGAGCCCATAAGCCGCCTGCATTGCATCGTTGACTTCGCTGATTATGCTCTCTCCATCCCATCCGTTGCGGGTGTTCCGGAGAAGCTTAAGGAAATCGGTCTTCTCGTACTTCTCAGCGTTAACATAGATCCAGTAATTTTTAAAAATCGGATCATCATTACACCAGATAGTCACATCCTCGGACTTGACGTAGTGAAGAGCCTTCACATTGTTTCGGTCTCGGCTGATATATGCGTATCCTCCGCCATTTGCGCCCACAAAATAGTCGGTGCACATGGCCTTTTTGAACTGGAATGCGTCGAGTGTGTCTCGCGGATCCACGTTAAGAAGGTCAACTCTCGGGTCATTTTCGACCTCAACTACGCTGTCACCCTCTCTCCGGTACAACTTGCACGGTATGAGAGCGAAGGTATTCGATATCAGATCCACATCTGCAGCCACCTCAGGGATAGCCATTACCTGCTCACGGCTCAATTTTTCGCCATTGAACATCGCCCGGAGCAACACATCATCCAATGTCACCGAACTATTAGTCTGAGGATCTGTCTGGTTCCATATTCCATTAAGCATCTTGTCCCATGCGTTCATCTCATACCTCTATCAGCTGGGCAACGAACCCGCTGTAGTTTAATAGCCTGTCCTGCTGGAGCAGATACAGCGCATTGATAAGGCTCACTACCATATCCACCTTGCCGTTGGACTTCTTTTTGTTTACATACCGGTTCAGATTTGTATCAAATGTGCACCGGGCATTCTGGAAATTGATCTCCAGTAGAGGATTTTCCGTATACCTAAAATTCTGGTCCATAATGGTCTCATACAATAATTTTGTTGGTGGATGTAGCACCGATGAATGCTGCTTAATTTCCACCGTGGTATACTTCTGGTCCCACTTCTGGGCGGAGCTCATTGCGTTGTACCGGTCGAAGCCGATCGCAATGACTTTTACTCCAAATTTTTCTTCCAGATCAAACACAAACTGTTCAACTACATCGTAGCCAATGGTCAGATCTCCGCAGGCTATGCATTTACCGCCCTCTATGTAACGCCGATAATCTACCTTTTCGAATTTATTCTTTTCATCGATGCGGCCCTCAGGGATAAATGCAAAGCTATCAGCGAAGATCACGCCGTTTTCCTCCGACACGAAGGAAACGGAAGTATTATCACCAGACATTGAAAGGTCTACACCCACCCAGACCTCACGGCCTGTCCAGTCAATGTCCTTGGTCTTGCATTTCTGCACGGCCTTTACATCGATGTAAGTCTCGCTTCCTGCTCCGGCATAAATGATATTACAGTGCTTCGTCAGGAAGTTTTCTCTGGCGCTTTCCATCGATATGGCCTGCTTGCGCCTGTAAATAAGGTCGTCCCAGATCACTTTGCTATTCCAGGACACCGGGTTAGCCTGTCTTAATATCTTGTCATCGCTCTCCCAGTGTTCCGTATCATCCGGCTCAAATAAGAGAGCAAATATCTTTTCATCATTCTCAGTCCCATTAAGGACTGTTTTTGCGTAGCTGCAGAAATCCTCGAATGGATTATCCACTGTCGGATACTTTGTTGAGATGATAAATCCCAGCTTATTCAAGATATTAAGCTGACCGGATCTCATTGCCTCGATGGGATATGAGTTAGGCAGCGCCCCGACCTCATCAGCCAGAAAAACATTCGGAAGACGGCCATCCATCCTGCTGGTGGAATAATTAAGAGGCTCGTATCTCGACTTTGTCGGAGTAAATTCAATGTAATCCCTCAGGATCTTGAACCTCTTATTCCCCATGTACTCATACAGAGCAGGGGACATCCGCAGCGTATCTTCTATCGCACTTTTTACTTCGCGGCTCAGAGCTCCGTCCGGAGCGACTGAATAAAACTTTGAGAGCGGCGGCTCCAGGATAAACAAGAGGATGAAAAGCATCCCGACTGTGTAAGTCTTAAAGTTCTTCCTGGCAATCTCCAGAAGGACTGTCTCGTAACGTCTCTTCTTCGGATCCTTTTTATAAACCGTACATAGTGCCGCGATATATATAAGCCACTGGTAACCTTCGGAACACTCATGCATCGTCTGGCCTGCCTTCAGACCTTTCGGCATGATCGTGAGCTTAAGGATAGCGTCAATCTTTTTCTCAGTCTTTTCGTCTATTTCATAGACTTTGTCCTTTCCGAGCGCGATCCTCAGGAAGGATTCGCACTGAAGCCTGACATATTTAGGAGCTGGACTGTTTTTTCTGACGCAATACTTGGCGAATTTTACCGCCGGATGGTCAATCGACAGTGCCATCCAGTATCGCCATCAGAGGATCGTCAGGCTTTTCCTCCGGAGCTTCTATCGCCTTTCCAAATATCTTCAAAAGTGTCTCAGCTGTTTTGTTGGCTGAGCTCACTGTAGTGTTATAGGACTGGATCAGAGGATTGATCACGATATTTTCACGGCCCTTAACATATTCTTTGGTTACCGTAGTCGGATTCTTCTCAACTTCCACCCTGAGGCGGTTGCAAAGCTCTACTTGAGTCTCGTATCTGTCCAATGTCGAAAGCAGCAAGGCCTTTTGCTCGACCTCCAAGTCCTCAGCCTTCGTGCGGATCTCTTCTATGTGATTTTTAAATAATACTAATCCGCTTTTAGGCCTACCCATTACCGCTTTCCTTTCCAAAATCGGGTCATGTGCGAAAATCGTCGTACAGAAAAG